GCGTTATGTTTGTTACTAAGGTAGATGAGTTCTTTATCTATAATGATAAAGGAGTTACTACTAAACCAGGCGCATATGTAGCACCTGAAAATCAACAAGGGTTGAAGATAACAAAAGACGCTATAGCATACGCACCAAGTGGTTTGGTAGATCATGATAAGAATATAGCATTATCATATTTACATAAGGCTATTAGGCCAGCAAACCAATTAAGAATGATGGAGAACGCAGTAGTAATTTACCGTATTACAAGAGCTCCAGAAAGAAGAATATTTTATGTAGATGTTGGTAACCTTCCTAAGATGAAGGCAGAACAATACATGAAAGACATCATGGATCGTTATAGAAACAAGTTAGTATATGATGCTAACACAGGCGAGATCCGAGATGATAAGAAGTTTATGTCTATGTTGGAAGACTTTTGGTTACCCAGAAGAGAAGGCGGGACAGGAACAAGCATTGATACTTTGCCAGCAGGTGCGAACCTAGGGCAAATTGAAGACGTTGAATACTTTCAACGGAAATTGTATCAATCCTTAAACATTCCTGTATCGAGATTAGAACAACAGGCTGGACTTAATTTTGGTAGAGCAGCTGAGATAAATCGAGACGAGATGAAGTTTACAAAATTCATCATCAAGTTAAGAAGAAAGTTCTCGGTTATGTTAGGCGATCTTTTGAAGACGCAGCTCTTACTAAAAGGTGTTTTAACTGAAGACGATTGGCAAGGTATCAAAGACGATATAGAATTTGAATTTGCCACAGATGCTTACTACACAGAGTCTAAGGAACAAGAAATTCTTAGAAGTAGAGTAGAAGTATTAAATGGTCTTGCAGCTTATATAGGAACATTTTTCAGTAAGCGTTACATACAGAAGAATGTGTTAATGTTAACAGACGAGGAGATTGATACAATAGAAACTGAGATTATGGCAGAGCCACAATACAGTAGACAATATCAATGGAGTCCTCTCCAACAGGTACAGGGAGATCAACCAGCACCTGAAGGTAATATAAGTAATGATGTACCAGGCGAAGGAAACCCAGAGCCAGGTCCAGACCAATAGGAGTATAAATAATGGCAGATAAAGCAATTTCAGATATGTTAGACAATATGATCGCTAATAAAGCATCAGATGTACAGCAGAACTTTAATGATATAATGCAAGCACGAACAGGTGAAGCTTTAGATACATTAAGGCAGGAGAAGGCACAAGATGTTTTTAACAAGCATGTGGTTGATCCTAACATGGAACCACAAGGTGTTAGTTTAGACGACGCACTTGTGGATATAGACCAAACAACAGGCATGCCTGTAGCAGGAGAAACAAATGGCGAAGACATTTAAAGATTTTAGAAACGGGACACTTACCGAAAGTCCTGTTGACGGTGTAGCTAAAGGCTCACTGGATGGAGATAAACATTTATGTGCATCAAAAATTATGCACAAAGAATGGAACGAAGGTACACCTATTATTGGTGAACATGCAGAACCAGTAGACGGAACAGTCTCTTGGTATAAAGTAATGTTTGAACACGGTATAGAAACAGTTGAAGTGAATGATCCTAATGTGGAGATCTTAGAAGAAGGCCCACACATGAACCACAAGAAAAAATCATATTAATCTAATTTAAAGGAAATCACATGGCAGTCACAGTAAATAACTTAAAACTAACCCAAGTCCAGGGTGTAGTATCTGTTAGGGGGACTGGCGCAACAGGAACAATTACTTTAGCTACAACACTAAAGAAATCTACTGAGACACAAAGCTCCCCAGCAGTGAATATAAAAGGACTTCATTGGACCTTATCTAGCGGGGCTAGTGCTAAGGTTCAACGCAACTCCGTCGTACTCTACGAACTTATGGAAAGTGGAAACACGGAATTTTACGGTTTTGCAGACAATTCAGAAAACACATCAGATATAGAAGTAGTTATAGCCGGCGGAGCTGGCGGAACTGTTATAGTAGATTGTGCTAAAGTTTCTGGATATGGCTCACAACAACACCAAGACGCACCACTAGACACCAACGATTCAGGTAGTGTTTATGACGGTGGAAGTCTAGGGTAACGGAGAAACAAATGAGACTTATTAAAGAATTTAACGAGAGTATTAATTACCTCACAGAAGAAACTAAGGACCCTAATAAACCTAATGTTTATATTGAAGGTGTGTTCTTACAATCTGATTTAAAAAATAAAAACGGCAGAGTCTATCCTAGAGAGATCATGCAGAGAGAAGTTAACAGATATGTAGAAGAGTCTGTTAAAACAAAACGAGCTTACGGAGAGTTAGGACACCCAGAAGGTCCTACAGTAAACTTAGACAGAGTATCTCACATGATTACATCTTTAAAAGAAGACGGCACCAATTGGATTGGTCGTGCCAAAGTAATGGATACGCCTATGGGGCGTATTGTAAAAGAACTTATTAGCGAAGGCGCTCAACTTGGAGTAAGCTCAAGAGGATTGGGCTCTTTAAAAGAGAGAAATGGCATTAATGAAGTACAAGATGACTTTATGCTTGCCACGGCAGCAGATATTGTTGCAGATCCTAGCGCTCCAGACGCTTTTGTATCCGGTATTATGGAAGGAAGGGAATGGGTTTTTGTTAATGGTAAGTGGACAGAACAAGATATTGAGGAAAGTCAAGCAATAATTAATGGAGCTAATCAGAGAGATCTAGAAGAAGCTAAAATTGCAGTTTTCAGTAGTTTTCTTGATAAACTGTCTAAAATATAATAGAAATCTGTATAAATATAAATAGTTTATTAGATTATATTAAAATTAAATAATCCTAAGAGGAGAGTAACATGGGAGTAGAATCCAAAATCAGAGAACTTCTAGAAGGCAAGTTGCAAGACGACGCTGTAGAAGTACTTGACGAACTAGCGGCAAATCGTCCACTAGATAAGTCAAGCAATGGCGATGCTAAACCACCCCTACAAGGTAACTCTAATCCAAACCCAGAACAGCAAGACCTAAGTGGTTCAAGCAACCCTGAAGGCGGATTAACAAGCCCAGTAGGAAAGGAAGCGTCAGCAAAAGCTGGTAGTGCCCCTAGACCTTCAAACTCAGGTGCTGGTAAAGCGCCAAACTATAACGACGGTGAGGCAACTCAAAGCGTTGTAGCACAATCATCATCTAAAGGTAATGTACATCAGGAAGAAGTCGAAGAGACTGAAGACGAAGTACTAGAAGAAACACCTGTTTCTGAAACTGAAGAAGAAATTGTTGAGGAAGAAGTAGTCGAAGGCGAAGAAGTAGAATATGTTGAAGAAGGCGAAGAAGAAGTTATTGCTGAGGAAGAAGAGTCCGAAGTAGAAGCATCTGATGAAGACGAAACAACAGAAGAAACTTTATTCGAAGAGGACATTGCTAACTTGTTTGCGGACGAGGAGCATCTTTCAGAAGAATTTAAAACACAAGCAGCTTCGTTATTTGAAGCAGTGGTTGTGTCGCGAGTCAATGAACAAGTACAGTCTATTGAAGACGAACTTGTTGAGGAAGCCAATAAGGCTTTTGACGAAGCGAAAGAAAAGCTAGTTGAAAACATCGACAAGTATCTGTCTTATTGTACAGAGCAGTGGATGTCAGAAAACGAGCTTGCTGTAGAAAACGGTTTACGCAACGAAATTACTGAAAGCTTTATTAAAGGCTTACAGACAGTCTTCACAGAACATTATATTGATGTTCCAGAAGATAAATTCGATGTGTTAACTTCTCAAGCAGCACAAATTGATGAGTTAAAATCTAAGTTAGACGAAGAGATTAACAAGTCAGTTGCAATCAGCGAAGACAGAGAACAACTACAGAAGGAAAGAATTTTTCGTTCCGTGGTTAACGATCTAGCTGAAACTGAAGTAGAGAAATTTGCAAGTTTAGTTGAAGGCATTTCATATGACTCCGACGACAAGTATGTTTCAAAACTTAATGTTATCAAGGAAAATTACTTTCCAAAAGCGAAAGCTGATGATAGTGATAAGCTAGAAGATAGCGTTGATCAGGGAACTTTAGCAGACAACACGGTAATG